GTCCACGTGTTCGCGGCGCACGGCAAGGTCCAGATCGAGCGCGTTCACCCGTGGGAAATCCTGGTAGACGAGGTCGACGGGTACGACCGGAAACCGCGCTCGATGCACCGGGTGAAGTACATGGACCGCGGGCAGGCCGCGGAACTCTGGCCGGAGCACGCGACGGCGATCGAGGCGGCCGGGATGCCCTCGGGGCCGTGGTCCATCCGCAGCACGTACGTCGCTGATGTGATCGTCGTGATCGAGTCGTGGCACCTGCCGAGCGGGCCCGACGCGGAGGACGGTCGGCACGTGATCGTGTGCGACGGCGCTACGCTCGTGGACGAAGAGTGGACGCGTCCGAATTTCCCGATTGCCGTGATGCGATGGTCTCGCCGCCCGTTCGGGTTCTACGGGCGCGGCGTGTGCGAAATGCTCGTCGGGATTCAGTACAACGTTAACAAGACGGCCATCGCGATCGACATCGCGCATGAGCAGTCCGGGTTTCAGGTGTGGGTAGAGCGCGGGTCGAAGATCAACAAAGCGCATATCCAGAACGGAATCGGGACCATCGGTGAATTCACCGGGAACCCGCCACTGTTCATGACCCCGGCGACGGTTGCGCCGGAGATGTACGCGTGGCTCGAGCGGCAGTACCAGCGCGCGTTCGAACGCGCTCGCACGTCCAGCATGGCAGCTCGAGCGGAGATTCCGGCCGGGCTGAAGAACGCTTCCGGCGTGGCCCTCGAGACGTACAACGACACGACGAGCAAGGCGTACCTGCCGCAGGCGCGCGAGTACGAAGGGCTCGCCGTCGACGTCGGGACGCTTGTGGTGCAGACCTGTCAGGAGCTCGCGGAAGCCGATTCCGATTACGAAGTCGTGTACCGCTCGCCGAAAGGGAAGACGGAGCGGATCGCGTGGTCCGATCTCCGATTGGACGACGGGTACGTGCTGCAGCGGTGGCCGACGAGCCTGCTCCCGAACACGCCAACGGGGAAGCTCTCGAAGCTTTCCGAGCTCGTCTCGAGCGGTCTTGCGCAGGCGCTCGGATGGGGACCGGAGACGATCCTCCGGCTGATGAACTTCCCGGACATCGAGAGCGAGAGCGAGCTCACGACGGCGCCGCGCGATGCGATCGACGCGCTGATCGATCGGATGCTGGACGATCTCGACCCGACGATCATGCCGGAGCCGATCTTGAACCTGGCGCTTTGCATGAAGGTGGGCGCGCTGCGGTACCAGCTTGCGATCGTGGACGACCTTGACGAGGAGCGCATGTCGCTCCTTCGCGGATGGCTCACGAACACCGCGGCGATGATGCCCGCGCCCCCGGGCGCCCCCCCTGCGGACGGTGCCCCGCTCGCGCCCCCTGCCGCGCCCCAGGCGCCCCCGGTGGCTGCATGAGGCTCGGGGTGCTCGCAGGAACCGCGAAGCTCGCGCGGGCCCTCACGGTCGATGCGCGCCCGACGGTGGACCCGGCGACGCGGACGGCGCGGCTCGACGCCGAGCGCCGGCTACTCGAAGCGCTGCAGGCGTTCGAGGGGACGCCGGTGGCGTTTCACGTCCACCCCTCGGACACGATCACGCCGGACGAAGTCGGGGGGCTTCCGGTCCGGCGAAACCACCTTTGCCCGAAGGGGCAGGTGTTCTTGTTCGACGGTCAGGACGACGCGACCGCGGTGCGTGAGGCGCAAGCGGATTGGATCGCACGAAAGGGGCAAACGGATGGCTGACGAGGGGACGAGCACGAACGCGGAGGGCGCCGGCGGCGCGGAGTCGGAGTCGAGCGCGAAGGGAGACGCAACGGAGCTCCGCGGCGCGATCGTGGACGCGTGGCGTGAGGCCGGAGGCGAGGAGACCCCCGCCGAGCACGGCGAGCCGGACGCGCCCGCGGAGGGCGATGGCGACGCGTCCGCGGAGGGCGACGGCGAGAAGCCGGGCGAGCCAGCGAAGCCGGACGGGACCGAGAAGTACCGCGGGATCGCGCGGCGCGCGGCGAGGGCCCAGAAAAAGGTCGAGGCGCGCATGTCCGAGCTCCGCGCCGAAGAGCAGCGGATCGGCCTCACGCGCGAGGAGCGCGCCGAGCTCGATGCACTTCGCGAGATCAAGGGGCTTGTCGGCAAGAGCCCTCGCGAGGTGATCCGGCGACTCGGAATCGACATCAACGCGCTGACCGAGCAGATCCTGGCGGAGGACACGCCGGAGGAGCGCGCGCGACAGGCTGCGCGCGTCGAGATCGAAGCGGCCGAGAAGCAGCGGCGCGAAGCCGAGGAGAAGCAGCGCGCCGAGCACGCTCGAGCCGCGGCAGAGCACGAGCGGCGCGCGTTCCTGACGGAGGCCGCGGACCCGGAAAAGTACCCGTTCCTCGCAGAGAAGGACGACACCAGCGGGCGCGTGGTGCTCGCGCTCCCGGGGCCTGCGTTCGTCGCGGCGTCGATCGAGATCGGTCGCGAGATCCACGCGGAGCTGCAGCGGCTCGACGCTGCGCACCCTGGCCAGGGGTGGGATCGGCTCCCGACGAACGAAGAGATTTTGCGCGAGTACAACGCGCGCGAGGCGAAGCGATTCGCGAAACGAGGCGCTGGCGTGCCGAGCAGCACGACGCCAGGCGAACGGGGCGCATCCCCCGGCGAGTCTCGCGGCAAGCGGGGCGGTGTCCGCACTCTCACGAACGGAGCGGGAAAGGAGCGGTCGCAGATCGCCCAGCCCGCCACGACTCGCGAGGGCACCGTTTCCGCACTGGCCGCAGCCATTCGAGGGCTCGGCGCTTCGCGGTAATCGGTCGCTCTCGCGTCCACACAGGACGCTATGACCAATGCATCGCTGACCAGCTTCGCACCGATCCTCAAGACCGTATTCGAGAAGCGCGTTGCCGTTCTCGCGTACGAGAATCACCCGCTGCTCGGTCTCGTTCCGAAGAACGACACCTTCCGCGGCAAGAACTACGTCCAGACGGTCAACTTCGCCCAGGGCAACGGGCGAAGCGCGACGTTCGCCAACGCCCAGGCGAACAAGAACCCGAACGCGCAGCGTGACTTCACGCTCACGCGCGTTTCCGACTACGGCCTGGGGAGCATCGACGGCGAAGCTCTCGAGGCCGCGGTGGGTGACCCCTACACGATGGCCGAAGGTCTCGAATTCGAGATCGCCGGCATGTTCACGACGATCGGGATCTCCCTCGCCGGTGCGCTGTACCGCGGGAAGAGCGGCACGATCGGGCGCGTCGGGGCCTACGTGGCCGCGGCGCTGACGTTCACGCTCGCCCAGCCGCTCGACGTCGTGCACTTCGCGGTGGGCATGAAGATCGGCAGCTCGTCCACGGATGGCACCGGCGCTCAGAACGTGGGCGCGGTCGAGATCACGGCCATCGACGAGGACACCGGGACCCTCTCCGCTGCCGCGGCGTGGGATGCCGGCATCGCCGGTTTCGCGGCCGGCGATTACCTGTTCGTCGACGGCGACTACAACAAAAAGATTTCCGGTCTCTCGGACTGGTGCCCACGCGTCTCGCCGACCGCCGGCGATAACTTCTTCGGTGTCGACCGCTCCGTGATGCCCTCGCGCCTCGCCGGGCAGCGGTACAACGGCGGCGGTGGCCCGAAGGATCAGACGCTGCAGAAGGCGCTCTCCTACGCGTTCGTGCGTGGCTCGAAGCTCACGCACTGCTTCGCGAACCCGGACGACGTTTCGGACATCACGATCGGCTTCGGCGCGAAGGCCGAGCGGATTTACGAGAAGTCCACGGACGGTGGAGCTGTCGGGTACGAGGGCTTCATGATCGTCGGGACCGGCAACGCGCAGCCGCTCAAGGTCTTCGCGGATCCCGACTGTCCGAAGGGGACCGCGTACCTGGTGAAGCTCGACGTGCTCGAGCTGCGCACGCTCGGAAAGGCGCCGCGCTTCCTCGAGTACGGCGCGCTCGACAACAAGGGGATCCTTCGCGAGGCGAGCGCCGATGCGATCGAATTCCGCGTCGGCTACCGAGGCCAGTTCCGCGTGCGCGAGCCGCTGCACGTCGTTCGCGTGACGTTCTGAGCGATACCCCGCCGGGCAACCGGTGGGGATCCCTCTCTCGAAAGGAGAATCACATGGGAACGAACACGCGCCAGCGGGCGGCGATGGTCTCGAAGGATTTCATCGTCACCTTGCTCGGTCGAATCCGCTTCAACGGTGTGGGCGCCCCCACGCTCGAAGCAGGAAGCGAAGCCGTTGAATCCGTCTCGCGCTCCGGCGTGGGCGGGTATCGGATCAAGTTCAAGGAGAACTGGCCCACCGACTTCGTCAGGCTCGACGGGAACGTCTACTCTGACACCGGGACGGCCGTTCCGTCGGTCGTGCTCATGAGCGACTACGCGTCGCTCTCGGACGTCGACATCCGGCGGATCGAATTCGTCGTGCTCGACATGGCCGGCGCGCCGTTCGACCCCACGGCTGACGAGACCATGAGTTTCGGCATCACGGTCCGCAACTCGACGGTGCGCACGTGAAGGGCGGGGGGCTCATGATCGCGCTCGGACCGTCGAAGGACGGGAAGGGTGAGGAGGTCGAGGCGGAGGAGACGGACGAGCCTTCCGAGATGGAGGACGCGGCGCGGACGCTCGTGGAAGCGCTCGGGTTGAAGCCCGATCGGCTCGACATGTCCGCCGTCGCGATGGCGCTCGAGAATTTCGTCGCGTGCTGCGGGCGCGAGGAAGAGGACGAGGGCTGACCCGTGGCCGGTGTCTCGCGAAACGCCATCATCGCAAAGGCGCGCCGTCGAGCGAACATGGAGAATTCCACGTTCGTCTCGGCGGCGGAAGCCGTGGAAATGTGCGATGCGAGCGCGCAGGCGCTCATGGACATGTTGCGCGAGGCATTCGGCCAAGCCTACGCGTCGAGTGAGGATTCGTTCACCACGGTTCCGGGAACGAAGCTCTACACGTTGAACGCGCGCTTTTTGACGCTGCTCGGTATCTACATCGTGACGAGCACGGTCCCCGGCGTCGTGGCGCTCTCGCCGTTCATGGAGCGGGACGTTGCCGGCCTGCTCTCGGACGGAATCCTCGGCTACGCGCAGCCGGAGGATTCCCGCTATCGGCTGACCGGTACGCAGGGGCTTCCCGGCACGCCGGGGACGGCGCCGCTCGCGAAGATCGAGATCCTTCCCGTTCCGAAGGTGGCGTTTCTCGTCACGTACCGGTTCATTCCGATCCTGAATACGGACCCGTCCCCGACCGTGGACAATTGGTACGAGGGCGTGAATGGCTGGGAGGAATGGATCGCGTGGGATCTCGCGCGGAAGTGGCTGAAAAAGGAGGAGTCGGATTGGTCCGGCGCCGCGGAGGAATGCGCGCGCCTCGAAGCGCGGATCCGCGCTTCCGCTGGCCAGCGTGATCAAGGGATGCCCGAACAGGTGACCGACGTGCGCGGCGGCATTCGCGAGCTCGCGCGCGCCCGCATGGGCGGCTACCGGCGCCGGTGGCGGGTATGAGCGCCCCGCGCCGTGGCTCCCCTCCGGCGGCTCCCCCGCCCCGCGTCCCGCTGACCGGCGACGCGAAGGTGGACACCGCCGTGCGGCAGGTCACCGAAGACGCAGCCCCCGCCGTGACGAGCGAGCTCGCGCGGGCGCGCCGGATCCCCGGTGTGGTCTTCTCGGTCGGGACCGTGACCGTGATTCATGGGCTCGGACGGCAGCTCTCGGGATGGATGATCTCTCGCCCCGTAGGGGCCCCTATCGCCGCTGGCGTGTACGAGGGTACACCGACGGATGACAAGCGGCTCACCCTTGTTTCCGCGGCCTCCGGGCGCGCCGACGTGTGGGTATGGTGATGCCGCTCGAGATCCAGCAACTCGAAATCTCTCCGATGTCCGGCCTTCAGCAGGACATCGACGCGCGCTACCTGCCTCCCGATGGTCGCTGGCTCCGCGCGGAGAACGCGCTGATCAACGCGCGCGGGGCGTTCACGAAGCGCCCCGGGCACACGGCGCTTCCCTCTGGCGTGATCGACCCGGCCGGCTCGGTCGCTCTCCCAGCGTGGATCGATTCGACCGTTGCCGGTGAGCTGCTCGCAACAGCCGG